CATTGGAAGTTGCACAAGATTGAAGAGGACTTAGACTTGCGAGAGGAGATTCTGCGTAAACACGAGTTCAGCCAAGTACCTAAGAACCGCAGAGTAAAAGTATTCTACGTACAAAAAGACGAACAAGTAATCGAAGCCATCAAAGAAAAGATAGAGCTTTGCCGAGAGTATTACAATGCCTTAATGAAATTCCTATGAACCAGAAAGTAGAAGACCCAATTGTCCTAAAAGTAATGAGCAAGTTTTATGATCGCTCACAACGAGGAATAGAGAAGTACGGTACTATGTTAACACGAACTGATTTAAGTGCGTTAGAATGGCTTAATCACGCTCAAGAAGAGGCTATGGACTTTTGTTTGTACTTGGAGCGTTTGAAAGACGAAGTGAAACAATTTAAACAAGGATAAGGGGTAAAAATTGCCACATATCTAAACACGAAATGTAAACATATGAAACTAAACAAAGACGATAGACGAGAAGAAATGGCAGCTTATGGCACTATGGCTATTCTCGCAGTAGGTTTAATGCTAATAATCTACGCAATATTTTGTAACCTTAATTAATATATACAATGGAAAACAAGTTAAACACCGGAGCAATCTTTAAAAACGACAAAAAGACGAGCGACAAGCACCCTGATTACAGAGGTAAAGTAAACGTAAACGGCAAAGAAATGGAAGTTGCCCTATGGGTAAAGCAAGGTAAGAACGGAAGTTTCTTCTCAGCAGCATTCTCTGAGCCTTACGTAGCACCTGCTGAACGTGCACCAATCGGAGATAATATTGACGATGATCTACCTTTCTGATATGTACATAAACGATTCGGACTTACGGAAGCAGATTTATATCATCCTCAATAGGAAAACACGAAACCAAATAGTTGAGGAGATAAAACAATCAGGTGTAAAGATGCACCACTTCCAAGTAAACAACTTTCTGAACGGTAAAGACGTCACTCTAAGCACACTTCACAAGCTGGATAGATACGTAAGCAGAGAGATTTATTTGAATGATTTAGAGCCACTTTAACGAGTGGCTTTTTTTGTAGGCAACTTGTTAGATTAAAATATAGTCATATATTTGTTTAGAAATTAACCAACTATGGATGCACTTACAATACTATCTAAGCACCACAAAGAGTGGGTAAGCATAGTGAAAGGCTTTGGCGAAGTGGACTATGCAGACGATGTAGTGCAAGACGTTTACCTCCGCTTACATAAATACGAATACCTTGAAAAAATAATCAAAGACGGAGAACCAAACAGAGCTTTGATGTGGATAATGCTCAGAAACGCTACTCATACGAATAACAAAAAGTATTTTAAGGAGTTAATATGTGTAGACGAGTTGAGAGATGTGGCAGACGAAGCACCAGAGGTAGAGAAACACGAAGCATACGAAAGATTAGACGCAAGAATAAAACAAGAGATACTGAATTGGCATTGGTATGACACTAAACTATTCACTCTTTACCTCAAAGAAGATATGTCAATGAGAGACATCGCAAGCGAAACTAACATCAGCCTAACATCAATCTACAACACACTAAAGAACTGCAAGGAACGTCTAAGAGAAAACGTAGGAGACGATTGGTCTGATTATTTGAATAAAGATTTTGAATTAATATAATAAATACAATAACTATGAAACACGTTTTAAAAGTTTTAAATGCCTTTATAGAATCAAAGGTGAGAGAAATCGAAAGCAAAGATGACAGAATCAAAGACCAATGGCAAGAGATTTGTCAATTAGAAAAGGAAAACGAAATGTTAAGAAAAGACTTAGCTAAATTAAGTAAAGAACATTTGAAAAACAAAAACAATGGCTAAAAGAAAAGCACAAGGACTTGGAGATACAGTAGAGAAAGTATTAGAGGCAACTGGAATTGCATCAGTAGCTAAATTCGTTTTAGGCGAAGATTGTAACTGCGAGGAGCGTAAGAAGAAACTCAATGAGTTATTCCCGTACAGAAACACGAACTGCTTAACTGAAGATGAATACACTTGGTTAAACGAATCAGGAGTACTTACTCAACAAACATTCAGGCCTACTGAACAAACGAGATTGATTGCAATTTACAACCGTGTCTTCAACTTACGTCAAGAGCCTACATCTTGTGCTTCTTGTTTCCGTGAGATTGTATTGAAGATGCAAAAGGTATTTGAAGAGTACAAAGGATGAGATACTATATATTAGACTACGGCAAAGATTTGATTGAGTACGCTCACTCTCTATCGGAAAGGATACGAAAAGACGGACACCACTTGATTGAATACTTCACAGATGCTGATGGTTTAATGTGCTTAGAAGAGCTAACAGAAGACGAATTCTTAGACCACTTTAAAAAAGTAAAAGATGCCTTTACCGACACCACTACCTAAAGAACAAAAAGGAGAGTTCCTCCAAAGATGTATGATGGATGACACTATGGTCAGAGAATACAAAGACCAAGACCAGAGATACGCAATATGTAGAAACCAAATAGAAAAACACGAACTAACAAATGGCAAAAGTAGGAAGACCACGAAAAATAGATAGTCCTGAACATCTCTTAGAACTATTCCAAAGCTACAAGAAATGGGTAAAAGAAAACCCAAGATACAAATACACCCTAAACCAAAGGACTGGAGATATGGTAGCTGAACCTCTTGAATGTCCACTCACAATGGAGGGCTTTGAAGTCTACTGCTACAATAAGTTCGAGTTAACAGTTGACCACTACATTAAGAATACTCAAGGAGCTTACGAAGAATTTTGTCCCATCTCTACACACATAAAGCGAGAAATCCGACAAGACCAAATCAACGGAGGCTTAGTAGGACAGTACAATGCGAACTTGACCGCACGTTTAAACGGACTAACTGAGAAGACTGAGAACACCATCGTAACAGAGCAACCGCTATTCAACTTTAATGTTTCAGGTAACAACGGCAATTCATAAAATCTACGAACTCCAAAAGAGGATAAAGATTATTCAAGGAGGTACGTCAGCAGGAAAGACATTTGGAATCCTGCCCGTACTAATTGATAAGTGTGCCCGAGAAAAAGGCTTAGAGGTTTCAGTAGTTGCTGAGACCATTCCGCATTTGAGGAGAGGTGCTTTAAAAGACTTCTTAAAGATTATGCGTTGGACTGGTAGGTATGTTGAAGACCGATTCAATGCAACCCTACTGAGATACGAATTTGCTAACGGAAGCAGTATAGAGTTCTTCTCTGCTGATAACGCATCTAAACTTCGAGGTGCAAGACGTGACATCTTATACATCAACGAGTGCAACAACGTAACCTTTGACGCTTACTTAGAGCTTTCCATTCGTACAAAAAAAGAGATATACTTAGACTTTAACCCTGCCAATGAGTTTTGGGTTCACAAGGAACTGAAAGACGAACCTGATGCAGATTTCATAATTCTTACCTATAAAGATAACGAAGCGTTAGACGAGAGCATTGTCCGTCAAATAGAAAAGAACCGAGAGAAAGCAGCTACGAGTTCTTACTGGGCAAATTGGTGGCGAGTGTATGGTCTCGGAGAAGTTGGTATGCTTGAGGGTGTAATCTTCGATAACTGGAAAGAGATTGACAAGATACCTGATGATGCAAGATTGGTGGGTATCGGACTTGACTTTGGATACACGAATGACCCTACTGCAGCGATAGAAATCTATAACTGGAATGGTCAACGCATAGTAAACGAAATTGTTTACAGAACAGGTATGCTGAACTCGGATATTGCTAAGATACTTCCGTCAAGCGTAACTATCTATGCTGATTCAAGTGAGCCTAAATCCATAGACGAGATTAGACGCTACGGAAAGACGATTAAAGGAGTAACGAAAGGCAAGGATTCAATCAACTACGGGATAGACGTAATGCAACGTCAAAGCTACTTAGTAACCAAGCAGAGTACAAACCTAATCAAAGAGCTGAGGTCATATTGTTGGGATGTAGATAAACACGGAGTAAGACTAAACAAACCTGCAGGTGGAAACGACCACGCTATTGATGCACTTAGATACCACGAGATGGAAAGTCTCGGCTTAAATTCAAATTATGGACAATACGCAATCCGATGAGTTGCCTAAAATGAAAGCAGTAGTAGAGGAGTACATCTACAACGAGAAAGGCAAAAAGGTCAAGATAGTCTTTGACGACATATACAAGATACGAATGCACTCACAGATGCTGGCAGCAGCTTATGCCTATGTGCTACAAAAACAAGAACAAAAAGTTAAATAGATATGGAAATCCAAGTAAAAGTACCTACCTCACTAAACGAAATACCACTTAAACACTATGTGGACTTCTTGAATGTGCAGAAAGGTTCAAACGATGAAGAGTTCATTGCTCAAAAGATGATTGAGATTTTCTGTGGCATCAGGTTATCGGATGTGGCTAACATCAAGCTGACATCACTTAACGAAATGGTTGCTCACTTTACAAACCTATTCAGCCAAAAGCCAGAATTCAAACAGACGTTTAAAATCGGAGATATAGAGTTCGGTTTTATTCCGAACTTAGAAGAGATTTCTTTCGGAGAATATGTGGACTTAGAGAACAGTCTACAAAGCTGGGAAACTTACAACAAGGCTATGGCAGTAATGTACAGACCTATCAAAAAACGAAAGGGAGACAAGTACGAAATACACGACTATAAACCAAGTAAAGACCACCAAGAGCTGATGCAATACGCTCCGCTTGATGTATGCATAGCAGCATCGGTTTTTTTTTACAATTTAGGAAACGAGTTATTGACGGCTACCCTGAACTATTTGGAGAAGCAGATGAAGATGGACAAGAGCCTATCAATGACTTTAGCGAAACAACTCAATTTGCAAAACGATGGGGATGGTATCAGTCAATATATGCACTCGCTAAAGGAGACGTTACAAGGTTCGATGAAGTTACCACACTTCGACTTACTAAATGTCTCACCTATCTCACATTCGAAAAGCAAAAAAACGAAATTGAACAACGACAACTCCAAAGACAATTAAGACGATGAAAGGATTTTACACTATAACAGAAGCTCTGCAAACACATTTCAACAATGACGTGTTGGTAAATACAGTTACTGAGGGCGATATATTCGAGGTAGACTTAAACAAGCAGACTATTTTCCCACTTGTACACGTAATGGTTAACAATGCAACCTTTGAAACCAACGTAGTACGCTTTAACATCAGCCTATTGGCTATGGATATCGTCAACATATCAAAAGACGAAACCACAAACATCTTCAGAGGCAACGCAAACGAACAAGATGTACTCAACACTCAGTTAGAAATCCTAAACCGTGCTTATGCTCAAATGCTTCACGGTAATATGTGGGATTCTAAAGTAGTAGTAGACGGCAATCCTACCTGCGAACCGTTTACTGAACGCTTTGAGAACTACTTAGCTGGCTGGACTATGACCTTTGACGTACTTATTCCTAACGAGGTTACCATCTGCTAATGGAAAAGAGCGAAGTTCAAAAGGCTTTAGAGAGGTTTAGAGACCACGTTGTGAGTATCTCTAAGCGTAACCTTACGAACAAGCAAAAGAACTCGTCTAAGAAGCTATATAACTCAATTAAAGGCAAGGTAAAAGCGAACTCTAATAGCTTTGAAGTAGAATTTACAATGGAAGACTACGGAGTTTTCCAAGATGCTGGTGTTTCAGGTACAAAAAAGAAGTACAATACTCCCTACTCATATAAATCTAAGATGCCTCCACCTAAGGCGTTTGACAAGTGGTTGGTAAAAAAAGGAATCGCACCACGAGACAATGGCAGATTCACTTCTCGTAAGAGTTTGGCTTTCCTGATTGCAAGAAGCGTGTACAGAAACGGAATCAAACCAAGTTTATTCTTTACTAAACCCTTTGAGGCAGCATACAAAAACCTACCTCAAGAGTTAATAGATAAGTACGGTTTGGATGCGATAGAGTTATTCAACGAACAAATAGACGAAATATTAAGAAAAAATGGCTAACATATTTGCAAGAAGTCCATACATCATAGAAATAAACGAAGTAGGGCAAGTAGAAACAAAGATTGAATTAAGACTATGGAATGGAAGTGGCTCTGCACCTACTGCACCTCAGTACATTCTAAGTAAATTGATTCCTGCTACTAACGCACCTGCTACATATTACGATTTATCTCCGTACATAAGTGAGTTCATAGAACACAACTCCCTACAAACTCAACCTACAACCAATGGAGCAACTCCAACTGGTCAATGGTGCAATGTAGAGGTAAAGAAATACAAGCGAGTTACCACGAGTTTCACTCAGGTAGGTTCTACGCTTTCCTACAAAGGCTTTGACGGATACGGATACTTTGAGCAAGGATACAATCCTACCTTGTCTGACATCTTATTACCGCAAGGCAATTACTACTATCCACCTGCAGGAGAAGTTGGTTGGGTTACTGTATGGACTGAAACCGCAGTTAAAGCAAAATGGACTAACTTAAACACGAGTTCTACTCAATTAGTCAACTTACCTACTGACACCGTAAGAGATGTGTCACGAGTTTACTCAGGATGGGAAACTGCAGGTAACAAATTAGAGCTTTTAGATTCTGCTAATGGAGTCTTATGGACATCTTATTTCTATCCTAAGGAAGAGTGTAAATACGACCCCGTTCAAATCGACTTCGTTAACAAGTTTGGAGCGTGGCAACGTGAGTGGTTCTTCAAAGCGTCTTACGATAGTTTGAATGTTGAAAACACGGAGTACAATACTTTACCATCTCAGTACCCTAACTATTTAGTGACTGAGGGGCAACGTAATCTATTCAATGTAAACGGAAAGCAAACTATCAGAGTTAATACTGACTGGGTTGACCAAAGTTACTCAGAGACGATTAAACAAATTATGCTGAGTGAGAAAGTTTTAATCAACAAGAAAGCAGCCAAGATAAACACGAAATCTACTGAGTTATTCAAGAGCATCAACACTCATATGATTAACTACCAATTAGAATTTGAATACGCATTTGATACTATCAACTCCGTTATCTAATGAGCAGAACAGTACATTTATACGTAAGCACTACGAGATTTCAAAATGCTACAACTTCTGTAGTAAATAACTTCGTAACTGGAGTTACTGCAAATGGCGGAACTTGCGAAGCCACTCAATGTATGTTCGATTATCTAACATCGCTTGGTGGCATTTCAGGACTATTGACAAGTGCAGAGAAGTTAGAGCTATTTAATGACGAACAAATCCAAGTAACAAGCACCGTTCAAAATGTTCAGGACATCTCTAAGACATTTACGGACTTTTCGCAATCGTTTACAATTCCTGCTAACGACCACAATAACGGAATCTTACAACACTTCTATCAGTCCGATGTCAACTCGTTGATTGATTATAACATCCGGTTAGATTCATTTATTGAGATTGACTTGACTTTCTTTAGACGAGGCAAACTGCAGATTGAGAAAGCGAACCTAAAAAACGGAAGACCTGAAAGCTACTCTGTAACATTCTATGGAGATGGTCGTACTTTGAAAGACTACTTTGGAGAGGACTTACTTTCTGACTTAGACTACACCGATTATAATCACGTTTACACGGGTACAGAGATTGCCAACAGAATTTCAGACGGAACTAACCAATACGATGTAAAGTATCCGCTAATCAGCTCTAAACGCATTTGGCATTATCAATCAAACTACGTCAACGCTACGACACCAAACTGGTTAAACATTCAGTCAATCTCTGACAACAATATCTATGCAACAAGTGGAGCAGTTAAATATAATGAGCTATTCCCAGCAGTTCGAGTGCGTACAATCTTTGATTTGATTCAAGCTAAGTATGGCGTAACATTCAATGGCACTTTCTTGCAGGATGATAGATTTACTAAGCTATTCTTATACTATAAGAACAAAGGAGAGTTTGAAATTATAGGCAAGCAACACTTAGTTGACATTCAATCGGTTTCTGCTCCTACTGGACTTTATGACCTTTCTCCGTACATAGACACAACTGCTGATACAATTACATTTACAGAAATAAACGGAGTTCTTACTCATCAACTGCAGATTGAAATTCTTTCTTTGTCTACTGCTGCAACTATTTACGCTGATGTATTCCAAAACGGAAACTTATTGAACTCAGTAGAGATTTCCAATACGGGTGTTTATACTTTGGATGTAGTCAATCAGACATCAGGTTTGAATGCAGTTTACCAAGTTTATCTAAGACCTGCCGCAGCAGTTAACGTAACTCACTCCCTTAAATACTCAGTTCTTTATTTGAATGCTTCGTCTTTGGTAACGGAAACACAATCAACAACTGATGCTGCAACAAATATGATTCTCACTCAGAGTTTGGAGTACAACGCACCTCAAATGAAGATTGCAGATTTCTTTGCAGGAATCCTCAAGGTGTTTAATATGGTTTGTGTAGGTTCAGGAGAGAACACGTATGACATCGCACCTCTTGACGATTGGTATGGACAAGGAGCAATTGTAGATATCACAGAATTTACGGACATTCAAAGCATTGATGTTGCTCGTATGCCTCTTTACAAGAAGATAACTTTTAAATATCAAGATTCAGAGTGCTTCTTAAACAAGCAGTTTACTCAAGTTTACTCACGAGGTTACGGAGATATGACGTATCAGTATCCTTACGATGGTGGGGAGTTTACTGTTGACTTACCTTTTGAAAATATCTTACAACAGAAGTTTGACGGAACAGAGTTACAAGTTGGCTACGCTCTTAACAATGAGTTTGCACCATACACACCGAAACCTATCTTGCTTTATCAGTACGACAACCAAGACTGCAACTTTAAGTTAATGGTAGGTTCACACGTTACCATCACAAGCTACACTCCTTTTGGTCAAGACTTACGCTACAACAACACGGATTTAACAAGCAACTTTGCACCTGAGACATCAAGTCTATTGCTTTACCCTATCCAACAAACGCTCTTTGCTCAGTATTACTTCTCATACCTTTTCAACCTATACAACCTAAAGCAGAGACTAATCAACGTCAAGACAATTATGCCAGTAGGCTTGCTGACTAATCTCAAGCTGAATGACCGAGTTATAATTAGGGATAAGCGTTACATCATTAACGATATGAAATCAAACCTAACAAGCGGAGAGGTTGACTTATCGTTGTACCTTGACTTCAGACCTATGATTAACAAAGTGCCGTTCTTTCAAGTTCCAACATCAGGTGGTTCAGTAGCAACTGCTATTAACTTACCTAACGGAGCATCAGGAGCAGTATTGACACCGTCAAGTTCAGACGTTACCGTAAGCCAAACAAGTATAAGCACAAGCCAAAACGTAACCATCACGGTAGGAGCTGCATCAGCAAATACCTTATTCACGGTTGATGTAAGATACGATTACACGAACGGAAGCACAACAACAGAAACAATTAACATCGTAGTACAATGATAAAACAAATAGTAGCAATGCTTCAACTTGACGATTTCTACGGAGAGTCTGAGCTTATAGACATCGCCAAAGGCAAATACCAGTACAACACGTCTATGAAGAAAATGTGGAAACAAGCAAAACGAGAAAAAATATATAATACAAATGGCAGAGGTTAAAACAATCAAGATAGACGTAGACACTAAACAAGCTACTCAAGCAATGGAGAACCTCTCCAAAGCTACTCACGATGTATCAGCAAGTTTCGAGGAAGTATATGGCGACTTACAACCGCTTACAACTCGTATGGGCGAAGCGGAAGACCGCTTGTATGAATTAGCGAACGCTGGTCAGACTGCAACTCAAGAATATCAAGACCTATTAAAGACGGTAGGTCAGTATCGTAAAGTTCAGATTCAAACTGATATGGCAGTTGATGCTGCTGCTACCACGATGAGCCAAAAACTCGGAGGTGCTTTAGGTGGTGTCTCAGCAGGTTTTGAATTGGCTCAAGGAGTTATGGGTACTTTCGGTGCGGAATCTGCTCAGGTAGAACAAGCATTGCTAAAGGTACAATCTGCAATGGCTATCTCTCAAGGTATTCAAGGAGTACGAGAAAGCGTTGCAAGTTTCAAAGCGTTAGGAGATGCAATTAAAGCGACTTCAGCTTTCCAAAAGATTCTTACTGCGTTTCAATGGCTTTATAATACTGCCTTAGCTGCTAACCCTATTGGTGCAATCATTGCTGGTATTGCTGCGTTTATTGCAATAGGCTATAAGCTAATCACAATGTTTCAAGATTCTGCTGAAGCAAACGAGAAAGCCGCAGCGTCTACAAAGAAAAGTACTCAAGAACTTAATAAACAAATTGCAGCAAGCCAAAGAGCAAGCGAAGCCCTAAAAACCAAAAACGGACACGAGTACGAAATGGCTAAGGCATCAGGCGCAAGTGCTGAGGCATTACGTAAGTTAGCATTAAAGCACGCAGACGAAGAGATTGCATTAGAGAAAGCAACTTTAGCAACTGCCAAAAACACGTATGAAAAAGAAAAGAATACCTTAGCAAGTTACAAAAGTTTAGGTGTAAGCGATGAGGTAATTGAAAAGCAACGTGAACTTGTTACCAAATCACGAGAAGCATTAAAAGAAGAGTACTCAGACCTTAAAGAAGCATACCAAAACCGTCAAGAAATTGCAAGACAAAATCAGGTTGAGGTAAGGCAAGAGCAAACAGACTTAAAGAACGCTCAAATACAAGCAGCAAAAGAAGCAAGTGAAAAGGTAGCGGAGCAACGTAAAGAAGCAAACGAGAAAGCTAAGGAAGCTAAAAAAGCTCAAGACGAATTAATAGCCAAAAGCGATGCTGAGGCTAAACGTATTGCTATTGAAAAAGAAAACGAGTTCCAACAAAAACTCGAAGAAATTGCAGAACAAAACTACCTAAACACCTTATCTGAACAAGATAGAGAACTTTTAGCAGTCCAAGATAAATACTTTCAGCTTGAAACATTAGCAGAGGGTAATGCAGAGGCACTTCAAGAAATTGAGATTGCCAAAATGAATGAGATGAATGACATTAATGTCAAGTATCAACAACAGGCATATGATTTAGATAAGGCAGCTAAAGAAAAGAAAAAGGAACTTGATAAGAAAGCCGCAGAAGATGAGATTGCAGCGGCTAAAGCAGTAGAGGAACAAAAGAGAGCAATTCAGATGCAAGGTTTGGAAGTTGCTTCTCAAGGAGTGGCTTTGATTAAAGGTGTATTTGAAAAATCGAAAGGAGTACAAAAGGCAGCAGTTATAGCTGAATCTGCCATAGGTATTGCTAAAATGATTATCGCTAACAAGGCAGCAAACGTAGCAGCATTAGCAACACCACAAGCTATTGCTACTTCAGGAGCGGCAGCAGTTCCTGTAATTGCTATGAACAATATATCTACGGCTATCGGTATTGCAGGCAACGTAGCAGCAACTGCAAAAGCATTACAAAGTCTTGGAGGAGGAAGTACTCCAACACCACCATCAGTTGGCGGAGGCGGAGGTTCTGCTGGCGGTGGTATGCAAGCTCAAGCACCTCAATTCAATGTAGTAGGTAACTCGGGTGTAAATCAGTTAGCACAACTTCAGCAAACACCAGTACAAGCGTATGTAGTAAGTGGAAGTGTAACGACTGCTCAGAGCTTAGACCGTAACCGCATAGAAAATGCAACATTGTAAATACTAAAAGTTATTATTTTATGAACGTATTAGAGTTAATCATTGACGAGAAAGACTTTCAAAGCGGAATCAACGCAGTCTCTGTAGTTGAATCTCCTGCCATTGAGGAGAACTTCATCGCCTTAGCAAAACACGAAGTAGAACTTAAAGAAGTAGACACCGAGAAACGAATCTTAATGGGTGCTGCTCTTATCCCTAACAAGAAGATTTACCGCAGAAACAAAGACGAAGAGTTTTACATCTACTTTTCAGAAGACACCGTGCGTAAAGCTATGGAGTTATTCTTCAAGAAAGGCAACCAAAACAACGCTACCTACGAACACAAAGACGCAATCAAAGGAATGAGCGTAGTAGAAAGCTGGCTAATCGAAGACGAAACACACGACAAAAGCAAGCTCTACGGATTCAGTCTACCAAAAGGAACTTGGATGATTTCTATGAAAGTAGATAACGATGAAGTGTGGCAAGACGTAAAAGACGGAAAGGTAAAAGGATTCTCTATTGAGGGTTATTTCGCTGACAAGTTAGAAGATTCACCGAGACAAGATATGAGCAAAAATGAAGTTATTAACCAACTTAAAGAATTACTTAAATAAGATGAGCAAATTTAAAACACCAAGTAAAGCAAGTCCAAGACCAGGTTCAAGAAGAGGCTGCCTATGTTCAGACGGAAAGTACTCAACCAAATGTTGTGACGGAAGTTTAGAAGCACAAGGCATCGGAGCGACTGAATCAGCTACTCAAGTAGTAACTAATACTGAGAACAACGGAGTAAGAACTGTCGTACGTCAAAACGGATAGTTATAGCTTTTCTAATTCGTCTTTTACTTGTTTCCACCAATCGCGTCTTTTTGTATCGTGAGACCAATACTCATTAAGTATCTCATCAACTGCAATCAACGCGCATCGCTTCGATATCATTTTATGCCACCATCCATTAAACATTTTATGCATTTGCATTTTCAAGTATTTCAATAGTAACTCTTCTGCTTTCTCTTTTGGTGTCATAACGGGAATTTTAGCAAACATAAATATAAAAAATACAACAAGCAAAATTTAAATAGTTATATTAATATGAACACACAAAAATCAATTTACAACAAGCTCTTCAAAGAGGAAACTCAATTAGCTTCTCACGAGGTTGAATTAAGTATTAAAGATGATGTTGATACCGCATTAAATCAAATTTATGATGCGTATGATAAAACCGATAAGGGAATAACTAAATTTTACAACGAGTTATTTGCAGCTAAAAAGACTTATGAAACTGCACAAACTGAAATCAGCAACTTATTCAATAAAGAAAAAGCACTTCAAGATTTAAAAGTAAAAATGTTGAATATGGGTAAAGAGCTTGGTATTGATGTAACTGGTGCTCCATTCTACAAAGAACTTCTTGCTGCATTAAAAAGAATGGAAGATATTAAATCAGAAATTAAAACTGCTGAACAAACCTACAAAGGAATTAAAATCTAAACAAATGAACGAAAAATCAATCTTAAACAAAGTCCGCACACTTTTAGGTTTAGAAGTGAAGTTGGAAACTATGCGTCTTTCTGATGGCGTATCTATGCTCGAAGCAGAAGTATTTGAAGCTGGTCAGCCAGTATTCATCTTAACTGAAGACGAACAACGTATCGCACTTCCTATTGGAGATTACGAACTCGAAGATGGTCGCATTTTGGTAGTTATCGAAGAGGGTGTTATCGCTGACATTCGTGAAGCTGCTGAACCAGAAGTTGAAGTAGAAGTAGAAGCTCCTGAAGCTGAAATGCCTGCTGAAGAGGAAATGGCACAAGAGCCTGCTGCACCTACCGCAAAAAAAATTATCGAATCAGTAACTAAGGAATCTTTCTTTAGCGAAATCGAAGCTCTTAAAAAAGAAAACGAAGAGTTAAAAGCACAAATCGCTTTGTCAAAAACTGAAGTTGCAGAAGAGGTCGCACCAGTTGAATTGAGCGAAGAGCCTAAACCTATTTCATTCAACCCTGAAAACGAAACTAAAGTAGAAGCGTTCAAAGTATCTAAGAACCGTCAACGCTCTACAATGGATTCTATCTTTGAGAAATTTAACAATATTTAATAACTAAAATCAAAACAAGAAATGGCTACTACCACTTCAATTACTACTACTTACGCTGGTGAATTCGCAGGTAAGTACATCGCTGCAGCTTTATTGTCTGCACCAACACTTGACAAAGGCGGAATCACTGTTATGCCTAACGTGAAGTACAAGCAAGTTATCAAAAGAGTTGCTACAGATGACATTATCAAAAACGCAACTTGTGACTTTGACCCTACTTCTACAATCACATTAACAGAGAAAATTCTTCAACCTGAGTCTTTCCAAGTTAACTTACAACTTTGTAAAACTGACTTCCGTTCAGATTGGGATGCTATTCAAATGGGTTACTCTGCATTTGACGTACTTCCTAAGTCTTTCGCTGACTTCTTAATCGCACACGCTGCTGAGAAAGTTGCTGCAGGTATGGAAACTTCAATTTGGCAAGGTGTTAACAACACTGCAGGTCAGTTCGCAGGTATTATGACACAATTGGCTGCTGATGCTTCTTTGCCATCAGGTCAAGAAGTTGCTGGTACAACTGTAACTGCTGCTAACGTAATCACAGAGCTTGGTAAAATCATCGATGCTTGTCCTGCTGCTCTTTACGGAAAAGAAGACCTTACACTTTACGTTTCTTCTAACATCTACCGTGCTTATGTACGTGCTTTGGGTGGCTTCGCTGCTTCAGGTGTAGGTGCTAACGGTTACGACAACAAAGGAACAAACCAAACTTTAGGTGATGTTTACTTTGATGGTGTTCGTGTATTTATGGCTAACGGTCTTGCTAACAACACTGCATTGCTTGCACAAAAATCTAACCTTTACTTCGCTACTGGTCTTTTGAACGATATGAACGAAGTTAAAGTTTTGGATATGGGCGATTTAGATGGTTCACAAAACGTACGTGTAATTATGCGTTTTACTGCTGATGCTAAATACGGTTTTGCAAGTGACGTTGTTACTTACGGTATCACAAACTCTGCTAACTAATCTTAGCTTAACTTAAACTAAACGGGGAGGGCAAGTCCCTCCCTTTTTTATAACATTTAAAACTTAAAAATATGTCTTGTGAAGTCGCAAACGGTCGCTTAGAAGTATGTAAAGACGCAGTAGGTGGTATTGACGCTATCTACTTCATCAATTACGGAGACTACGCTTACCCAACTGATGTTACTTACGTTACTGGTACTGACACTATCGAAGCTGTAGCTAACGTAACCAGCTTATACAAATACGAACTCAAAGGAACTAACTCTTTTGACCAAGTATACAACTCATCTCGTGAGAACGGAACTACATTTGCTGAGCAAACTCTTACCGTTACCCTTAAAAAACAAGATGCTACAACTCACAAAAACGTGAAATTGTTAGCATACGGAAGACCTCACGTAGTAATCAAAAACCGTAACAACCAATTCTTCCTTGCAGGTTTAGAACACGGAATGGAAATCACTACTGCAAACGTATCTAATGGTACTGCAATGGGCGATTTGAACGGTTACACACTTACTTTCGTAGGTACTGAGAAACTCTACGCTAACTTACTTGACTGCACAACTGAAGCAGACTTGGCGGGTGGTGCTGGAGACGTTTTCGGAACTGCTACAATCGTTACTTCATAGTAAATAGTTTCATAGCGTGAAAGGGGAGGCTTCGGTCTCCCTTTTTTATTTAAAACAAACCCATAGCAAGTTAGTTATTATAGTATGATAGTACTAACTACATCTTCACTAACACAATCATTTGCTTGCATTCCGAGAGGAGCGTTTAATCAAATGGTAATTACGGATGACCAAACGAACACACCTCAAATCGTACCAATCACTCAAGTCGCAGCTAATGACTATGTAATAAACGTCAATGCTACATTTGATTTAACTGAGGGGCATTTCTATGACTTAGTTCTAAAATTAAACGGAATAGTAATGTATAAAGACAAAATATTCTGTACAGACCAAAACGTAACTACATTCTCAGTTAACGCAGGTCAATACACTTCAAATACAACCTCTAACACTTATATAGTTTATGAGTAACAACGTACACGTACTAAATCTATCTGCCTACACCGCTCCTACAATCCAAGAAAGTAAGAGAGATGCTTGGGTAAACTATGATAGTGCCAACGGAGATAACAATTACTACCAGTTTTTAATTGACCGCTACACCAACTCAACCACGAACAACGCTATCATTAACAACATAGCGAGACTTATCTACGGAAAAGGACTTTCAGCTACTGACGGAAACAAAAAGCCGAATGAGTACGCTCAAATGATGACCTTGATGTCTAAAGATTGTCTTCGTAAGATTGTTTTTGACCGCAAGTTATTTGGTCAGTTTGCTATTCAGGTACACTACAACGACAAGCACGATAGAATCCTAAAGGCTTACCACATTCCCGTGAATCTTTTGAGAGCTGAGAAGTGTAATAAAGACGGAGAAATTGAGGGTTACTACTACTCTGACGATTGGTCAGACGTTAAAAAGTATGTACCTAAGCGTTTCCCTGCGTTTGGATTCGGTAAAGAAAAGGTAGAAATCCTATTCTCTAAGCCTTATTCAGTAGGAATGAAGTATTATGCTTATCCTGACTATCAAGGAGCAGTACCTTATGCACTTTTAGAGGAGGAAGTATCTGACTACCTAATCAACGAAGTACAAAACGGATTCTCAGGAACTAAAGTCGTTAACTTCAACAACGGAGTGCCTACTTTAGAGCAACAAGAAATCATCTCAAGCAAAGTTCTCGGTAAATTGACTGGTTCTAAAGGTCAGAAAGTAATTGTAGCGTTCAATGACAATATGGACACACGAACTACGGTTGAGGACATTCCACTTAATGACGCACCTGACCACTACACATACTTAAGTGAAGAGTGTTTGCGTAAGATTATGCTCGGACACAACGTAACTTCTCCGCTATTGTTCGGAGTTGCTTCGTCTAACGGATTCAGTTCAAACGCTGATGAATTAGAGAACTCATTTGTGTTGTTCAATAATATGGTCATTAAGCCTTTCCAAGAGGAGATAATTGATGCCTTAGACAAGATTCTTGCTTTCAACAACATTTCACTCAACCTATTCTTTAAGACGCTTAAACCGCTTGAATTTGTAGACCTTGAAAATGCTATGACTGAAGAGCAGGTAATCGAAGAGACGGGAACTGAGCTATCAAAACACGATTCATTAGATAACGAGATTGCTGACGGACTTATTGATTTAGGAGAAACACCTGATGAGAAGTGGGTGCTTATTGACGAGTTCGAGGTTGATTACGACCAAGAGGATGCTATTGACAAGGAGATTGAAATGGCAAGTACTCGTAAGCAATCACTTTTATCAAAGGTTTACAACTTCGTAAGCACTGGAACTGCTAATCCTAAAGCTAAATCTGAGCAAGATAAAGTAATTGATGGATTCAAGTTTATTACTCGCTATGTTTATTCAGGAGAAACGAGTGCTAAATCTCGTGAGTTCTGCCAAAAAATGACTGCTGCTGATAAGGTTTATCGCAAAGAGGACATTGAGAGAATGAGCAAGCAAGCAGTAAACGCTGGTTGGGGCCCTAAAGGAGCTGCTACATACGATATCTTTCTTTACAAAGGTGGAGGCAACTGCCATCACAAATGGTTGCGTAGAACGTATGTATCGTTTGAAGAGGGTATGGGAATCGACCCAACAAGTCCTAACGCTAAAACCATCAGTACAAATAAGGCTGAAAAGGCAGGTTACAGATTAAGAAACCCACAGAAAGTTGCTATGATGCCAGTTGATATGCCTCACAACGGATTTTTACCTACTAACCCTATTTACGGAAACAGATAATGGCAACTGCACTACTAATTACGAGAGACGATTTGGTGCGTTACACCGCAGTAAACGGAAATGTCGATGTTGACAAGTTCATTCAATTCATTAAGATTGCTCAAGACATCCACATACAAAACTACTTAGGCACGAAACTACTTGAGAAGATTCAAGCTGACATCATCGCAGGTACGCTTACGGGTAACTACGAGAGCCTTGTAGAGACGTATGTAAAGCCTATGCTGATACATTGGTCAATGGTTGAGTATCTTCCTTTCGCAGCTTACACAATCGCTAACAAAGGAGTTTACAAGCACTCTTCTGAGAACGCTGAAAACGTAGAGAAAAACGAAGTAGACTTTTTATTAGAGAAAGAGCGTCAGATTGCTCAACACTACACGGAAAGATTCATCAGTTATATGTCTTTCAACCAAGATTTGTTCCCTGAGTACAATCAGAATGTTGACCAAGATATGTATCCTGATACAACTAACAACTTCACCGGTTGGTTCATTTAGTTAACTATGAAAAAACGGACATACACACCAAAGGAGAACAACGTAGAGAAATTAAAGTTATTTTTAAATAAGATAGAAAATGTCAAACAACATAAGCTGGGGCAAGATATACGAATCAACGTGGTGGGGAGACCAAATTAACACCGCAGATTCTACGTATGATTACGCTACTACAACCTTTAATGCACCTTTTGAACTTGAGTTAAGAGTAGCCTCAGAGGGTGGAGTATTGGAATCGTCTTTCTGTATGTCTTTAACCATTTTAAACCTTTCTCAAATATGAGCCTATTAGATACTGCCTCTTTAATTGTAACACCAAACGGATATAAGGAGGGCAAATTATATTCCGTTATTCCGTCGGACGGAAGTGGCGACTTGTCAGTAACACGAGCGACCACAGCAACACGAGTTAACTCTGCTGGCTTGGTGGAGTTAGTGCCTTACAACCTATTGACTTGGTCTGAGGATTTAAGCACATCGGATTGGACAAAACTAAATGTGTCTATTACTGCAAATTCAACCACCGCACCAAATGGAACTTTAACCGCTGACACGCTTACAAATAGTTCAACGGGTTATGGTCTTTGGCAAACGATATCGGTAGCACCAAGCACTCAATATACTTTTAGTTTCTATGTAAAAAAGGGAACAAATACTTCTTACATTCTTTCGGTAATTGACGCAGGTACTTTTTCGGGTATTGCTTCACTTGACTACTCTTCGCAAGTAGGTACTGAATGGGTTCGTGTTTCTACAACTTTCACCACTTTGTCGGGTACGACTTCAATTCGTGTTTACCCTATGCGAGACGGAAGCTCAACGGGAACTGCGTTCTTATGGGGCGCTCAACTTGTCGAGGGCTCAACCGCTAAAGACTACCAAAAAACGGAAACAAGACTTAACATACCAAGACTTGACTACTCAAACGGAACTTGTCCGAGTATACTTGTAGAACCGCAAAGGACTAATCTAATTACATATTCAGAGCAATTTAATTTATGGAACGCAACTGCGACTGGCACAGGCGTTATTCCAGTAGTAACAAGTAACGCTGCTATCGCACCAAATGGTTTACAAGTAGCGGATAAAATCTTTTTAGATTCAGGTGCTGGAACTGGGTCTTTTGATTGGTCTTGGATTTACTCAAATTCTTTTACCGCTTCAACAATAGACTACACTGCATCAATTTACCTTAAAGGTGAAAATGGTGGTGAGCAAGTTCAGATTAGACACGCTGCTTCAGGTACATATACTAAACTCACCTTGACGACTGAATGGCAAAGATTCGACAACTTGGCTGTTGGATATGGTGGTGCGGCAACTTTTGAAATTGCAATAAGACGAAACCTTAATGAGCCAATAAACTCAAGTGCAACTATCTACGCTTGGGGTGCTCAAGTAGAAGCTGGAAGCTACGCAACTTCATACATACCTACAACCTCTGCAAGTGTAACACGAAACGCAGATGTTATTTCAAAGACTGGTATTAGTTCGCTTATAGGACAAACAGAGGGGGCGGTATTTATTGACTTGAATATTGATTCGTCTTTTGCTCAAAACGATATGCGTTTCATTAATGTAGGTGACGGAACTGCGGCAAATTGGTACTTCATAGGAACGAATGCTTCTAATCAAATTAGGTTCTATTACAGAACAAGTAATACCGCTTATGTTTCTTTCACAACTACGCTAACAAACGGACGCCACAAACTCGCATACGCTTACGCTAATGGTGACTATGTTGCCTATGTTGACGGAACTTTAGTGCATAGCGACAACACTATTGTAGTAGGTTCTGCGAGTCAATTAAATATTGCAAATGACTACGGAAGTTTCAGTCCGTCAAAGCAAATAATTAACGCAGTTGCCCTTTGGAAAACTCGCTTAACAAATACTCAACTCGCACAACTTACAACGATATGATTTACAAGCTAACATACACAGACAAGGAACAAGCACTCGCAGACTTGAAAGCTAAAGGCATTCTTGTAGAGGTGGAGTTCAACGGAGAAAAACACGAAGCATACGGAAACGGAGTGCAAGCAGTTGTAGAAATAGGATTGATAATGTTAACCCCTCCCGTAATGCAAGGAATGGAAGTAATCGAGCAACCTATCTACGCAGATGGTTACCACTACGATGTAATGTCGGACAACACCTATGACTTCGGATCAAACCTTGTCGAACCAAAGAACCCAAAGCACGCATTCGCTGGTCATAGTGTTAAAGAAGAGTTTCCTTATGAACCGCAATTCTTAACTGATGAAAACTAAATTAGTATTATTCGTGTTTGCATTGTTTAGCGTTCTCGCTCCCGTGAAGCCGATGGTACTCATCGCAGTTCTTACGATCATTTTAGATATGTGTTTCGGTATATGGAGAAGCGTACGAAAAAACGGATGGGCATCTATCCGCTCTCGTAGGCTATCTAATACGATTTCTAAGAGCCTTTTGTATAGTGGAGCGATAGTATTTATCTTTTTACTTGAAAAGTTCGTTATAGCTGATATTTTAGCTTACTTTATTTCAGTAGATTTAATCTTAACTAAAGCGTTCACATTCTTTTGCGTATTCACGGAAGTAAAATCAATCAACGAGAATTATTTTTCGGTTACGGGAATCAATGTTTGGGATAGATTTATCAAATTCATCAAGCGAGGAAAAGAACAACTCGAAGACTTAAAGTAACTCCGCTCGGACGCATACCAATAGAACTGCCCCGAGTCCCCTCGTTGATATTGTCGACGGGGGTTATTAAAAATAAAAAAAACAATGGTAAGACCGTACACAGACAAGCAACTACTTGAGAGAGTTAAATCTCTTCCGTCTTTTACTAAGATACCTGACGGATATTGGCTACTTGGTGTGCGTTCATTAGACGACATCCCGAACACGTTTGACGATAAGATTTACTTATTCAAAGGCGAGGAGTTTGTCTTAGTTACTTCAGCAACTACAAATCCCGGTACTCCAACACTTAAACAATTCGAGAAAGTGAACAAAGACGGAGCTGCGGTGTTAAAAGCTGATGAATGGTATCACAATGTTTGGAAGTATGGTAAGCACAATGGGAAAGTCGAAGCCTTGTTACAACTCGGAAACAAAGTGCGAGTTTATAGAGACACGGACAAAGATTCAAAAAGCGAAGAACAAGGAAAACTTCAAGAGGGTTACTTTGGCATTAATTTTCATCCTAATACCTACGATTTAAGTAAGCCATCAGGAACTAACATAGGCTGGTGGTCAGCAGGATGTCAAGTAGTCAATAGAGTTGACCTTTACAAAATAATAATCAAGCTCCTAAAAACGGAGAAGTTCGTAACTTACTGCCTTATCAATGAATTTTAAACTACTCATAGTCCTTGTTTTGCTGAGTTCGTGTTCAGCTAACTACCATTTGCGTAAAGCAATCAAGAAAGGTTACCGCTGCGATGAGGTTGCTGACACAATCACCATAAACACGATAGATTCAATTCCTTACGTTTTAAGAGACTCTATTGCTTGGGAAAAGATAATAGTTCAAAAAGATACAATCGTGCGTTATAGGGTCTCAAAAGTGCCTTTAACGAGGTTTCAGGAGAGAATTGCCTATAAGTTAAAGCGAGATACCTTG